AAAATCAAGCACAACGCGAGAAACTGTAAAAGATGCTCTTCGCGGGGCAAGCAAGGCAGAACGCAATGCTGCAAAGGCTGGGTTGCGCAGTGCAATTGATGACTTATTGGCGCGAGTTAATGCTGTAGCGTCTGATCCAAACATTGAGATCCGCGAGTTTCAAAAGTTGGCAAACAATCTTCGCAGCAGATCCATGAAAGATAAAATGTCTATTCTTCTGGGCAGAAATCAAGCTGATCGTCTTTACAAACAGCTTGATGAGAATGTGGTTTCTCTTGAACTACGCGCAGCAATTGCTCGCAACAGCGCTACGCAACAACGTCAAGCTATTCAAGGCGCAGTTGAAGATATTACGGCGCCGGGTTCTTTAAGTACTTTGATGTCTGGTGAACCTATTAACGCATCCAAGAAAGTTGTTCAGGTTGTTACTGGAACAACTCCAGAGGCTCGAACACTGCGTCAGATGGGAATTTACGATGAGATAGCCAACACGCTGGTTAGTCTTCGTGGAAATCAAGCCAAGCAGGCTCTGAGACTTGTAGAAAGAGCAATGGCTGGTGATGCGCTTAATGAAACGCAGGCGCGTGTTATAGCAAAAGTATTACTTAGCCCAGCGGCAATGGCAACATACGGCTTTGGTAGAGCGAAGGCAGAACAATGACGCTATCCAAACTGGTCTGTTTTATGATAAAAGACTTGCAGAGCAAGGGGAAACAATAAATGGCACTTAAGCAACTTGCACCTCCGTATCCAATATTCACTGATAAAAGCGGTGATCCCCTTGATAATGGGTATTTGTATTTCGGTGAAGTAGATAAGAACCCCGAAACAAACCCCATCCAAGTCTATTACGACAGCGCGTTCACGCAGCCTGCGGCACAGCCACTGCGCACGTCGAACGGCTATGTCATGCGGAATGGCTCCCCTGCGCTGATATACGCTGACAGTCAGTTCTCTGTGACGATCCGTGACAAGAATAGCGCCTTGGTAATCTACAGCCCTGTTGGGTATGGCGTCGATCCAGCGACAGCAACATCTGGATCTGTGACGGTGCAAGACCAGACTGGCGATGGCACAACAACCGTATTCGGCATGGGCGCTTCGCCAGCCACCAAGAACGCAACGAATGTCTACATTGATGGCGTCTATCAGGAGAAAGACACTTACACGATCAGCGGCAGCAACATCACGTTTTCTGAAGCGCCACCTCTGAACGCAGGCATCGAAATTGTTTCACAGGAAACCCCATTGATCGGCGGTCTGTCTTCCGATCAGGTTTCTTACAATCAAGGCGGCGTGGGTGCAGTCGACACGACTGTAAAAATTAAGCTGCAAGAACGTGTAACTCTAAAAGATTTTGGTGCTGTTGGTGATGGAGTAACAGATGACACCGCTGCAATTAATCATGCAAACACATATGGCATTGGCCCATATGACCTAGAAGGCAAGACTTATTTAAGTACAGCATCATCTCTTGCTTTAAGTCTTGAAGCTTATAACGGTAAAATTCTTTCTAATAACACAAGCAGTATTCAAGAACAGTATCGTCCTCGTTCATCATTCTATGATTATCAAATTAAAACTCGGTCTACTAAATCCAGAGTTTTAGGTTGGAAGGATAAAAAAGTTCTTTGGCTTGGCACTTCAATTCCAGCTTTTGGTTTTAGTTCAGGTGATAGTTATCCTCAAATTTTAGGAAGTACATTAGGTGCAGAGGTAGTTAATAATGGCTTTGCAGGTTCTAGGGGAACCTTTGAAGGCATAGATGCTATTATCCCAGATGGAGATATTATCCAAGTTCGTCGTCTGTCAATGACAGCAGCAGACGTGGCGGCGGGTCTTGCATTGTATGGTGCTGGTTCAGTATTTGATGATGCTTATGACCCTATTACAAAAGCATCAGAAATGACTTGCGAGTTTAGAATTGGCAATGTCTTTAGTGAAGGCGAGGTCGATGTTGTTGTTCTTGACCACAATCATAATGACCGCAAGTTAGCTGCCGGTGATCCTTCTACTATATCTTCAACAATTTCATCAGTAGCCTTTGGTTCAACTACTGCAATTACTGTAAGCAACGGTGGTTTATTTGCTGTTGGAGATGCAGTTGGTCTTACCTCATCAGGCGTTTCAGGTTTTGCTTTTGCTGCTGGTAGAGTGCAGTCTGTATCAACTAATGTAGTAACTATTGCTTATGATACATCTTCCTTAACTGGAACAGTAACCAGTGGAACACTTTACAAGTTAGATAGAACAACAGTTCATGGAGCTTGGGATTTCTTAATCTACTTTACTAAAGGCCAGGCAGCACTTTACGGTTATAGTCAGCCTGAGATTATTCTATGCTCTGCTCCTTCTGAATTTACAAATGATTCTCCAAGCAATGACGTGTGGGCAAACGGAGAAGCTATTCGTGACGTAGCAACTTATTGGAGTTTGCCATTCTTTGATGTATCAACTGAGTATGAAGTTGGTGAAAAAGATCATATTTCTTATTTCTCCGATGATGTGCACCCAGCTACATATGAAGAAAGACAGGCTCTAGCAAATCTATGGATTGGTTGGGCTGAGGGAGGAACACCTCAACAACTAAACGAAGACAATGTGCTTACAACATCTGGCTCTACGTTTACAGATCAAGCAACTGCAGTTTTCAATAACGTCAAGGGTAGCTTTGCTCCCTCCACTAAGATTGCAGGTGCTTACTCAACATTACTAGATGAAGACTTTAGTGGAACTCTTTCAGCATATACTTTAACTGGAACATCACCTGCTCCTGTAATTGCTACTGCACCGTGGGATGCTGCTGAAAAATCTTTACATACTGTTGTTTCGGCATCTCAGGATAGTTGCAATCTTCGTCGTTCATTAACAATGACACAAGCAAACAAGGTTTCTTTTAATCTCTGGCTTCCTGATGTTGATGACATTGTTGGATATGGGCTTGTTAGAGTTGTTAATTTAATGAAGCTTTTATCAGGCACTACTTCATCGCATTTAATACTTAGGCTTCGTGTGGTTTCTACATCTGTGCAGTTGCAAGTTGTATATTTCTCAGACACAGCCGATACTACTTTGGTGCAGCCAAGAGCATCTACAGTAAATTTATCAGCAAACACAAAGCACAATATATCAATAGAAAATATCACAGATGACGGAAATGGAATTGGTGGTACTAGAGTTCTGCTTGATAGCACAGAGATACTTAGGTTTGCTACTGTAGATAGTGCTCATGGTGTTGATACAAAAATTGACTTTGGTTTGTTTGGATCAAATATTGCAGGAGATTTTGAAGCATACCTTGGAGATCTTTTAGTTGAAAGCCGTCCACTTACAGCACCATTTAATGGCACTGTAGCCAGCCCATCATCAATAACTGTTGTTAATGGCATCATAACGGCACTGTCGTAGGATAAAGGAATTACACAATGACTATCAAACAAAACGGCGGCATCTTCGGAAGAAACCCAGAGTTTAACGATGTGTCTGCAAAAGATGTGTCTGTAACAGATGAAATCACAATCCTTGAGAATGGCGTAGATGTAGGCGGTGTTCGTTCATTATCTGGTCAGGCTCAGCTATCTGGAACAACAACTGGGATTACTTTTGGTGCACAAAGTGTGTTGCCAACAAACGGTGGCTCAGCCATTCAAAACGGCACAAGAGATATTGGTGGTGCCTCAAACTTTTGGCGCAATATGTATGTAAGCACTGGGGTTTACTTTGGTTCTCAGACTACTGCAACACACCTCGATGACTATGAAGAGGGGGTTTACACTCCAACATTAACTCCTGCTGGTAGTGGATCAAGTGGAACAATTACACTAAACTCTACTTATGATAAACTTGCTTATACAAAAATTGGCAGACTTGTTACAGTCACAGGAACTGTCATCGTTTCTAGTGTAAGCAGCCCAGCAGGTACTCGTGTAGATATTTCATTGCCGTTTACTGGTGGAGATACCTCTGACATTTCGGAACGGTGTTGCGGATTAGTCCTGCCTAAAAGTTTAGGTTCTGTTGGAAATGCGGCTATTAGAATTAATGGCCCATCTGCAACTGTTGGTTCTCTTGTAACAGTATCATCAGGAACTCAATCAGATATTGCTGCTACAGACTTTAGTGGCAATGAAGAACTGCAATTTACATTTTCCTACATTGCAGCATAAAGGAAATAACAATGTCTCTTACTAAAGTACACAATCGAATGTTTGCTCAGACGGTCTTTAACGTAAAAGATTATGGTGCTTTGGGTGATGACAGTAATGACGATACAGCAGCAGCACAAGCAGCTATAGACGCAGCAGAAACAGAAGGCGGTGGTGTTGTCCTCTTTCCAGAAGGTACATACTTACTGAATAGTTTTTACTCTGGGTACACACCTTCTGGAAGAAGTAATGACGTTGCTCGATTGTATATTGACGGAGATAATATTTCTTTTGTCGGACAAGGTGCAAAGCTAACTACATCAACAGGTGATGGAGATCGGCGTCATTTTTTCTTTGCTAATGGTTCAGAGAATATTCACTTTGAAGGCTTTATTTTTGATAACAAAGGCGTTGCATCTACAACAAGGCGAACACAAGCAATCACTACAAATGGCACAAAGAATATTACTATTCAAAAGTGTACTGTAGAAAACGAATGCCTTGGCTTTTTTATTGGGAAGAATAGCCAATACACATCTATTACTGAATGTCATATTGACGGTTCTTTAGCTTTAAATACAGGCGGTGATGATGCCAAGCCTAGTGGTGATCAGACTGATGGGACTGTTTCTGACATTGTTATATCAAAATGCTTTATTGAGAATTGCAGTGAGGCAATAGATATAAATCACGACACTACAGATTTTATTATTTCAGAAAATTATATTACGTTGTCTTCTGGTTCTGAGGAGGCTTTGGACATTGGTGGTTCTACTGTTTGCAGAAACGGCGTTATCTCAAACAACTTTATTGTTGTAAATTCTGCGGATGCAGATGGTATTTTGTTAAAGCAAGAAACCAAAGATGTTGAGGTTACTGGAAATAGAATTAATTACACGGCAGCAACGTCTACCACAAACTATGGTGTAAGATTAAACGCATCTAACCTAGATAATTTTAAGATTACAGATAACACAATAAAGAATTTCTCTAGGGGAATTGTTTCTGAAACATCTGCTGGCACTAACTTTACAATCAATCAAAACTTTATTGCTGACTGTGCAACATCTGGAATTGTTATTCATGCTACGTTTGGCTCAATATCAGACAACATTATAGATATGTCTGATAGTGGAAACACAGGCACAGCAATGCAATTGCTGGGTTCTCAGTTTAACTGTTGCGGAAACAATATAACTGGCAACTCTAATATGTCTAAGACATTTGAGATTGATGCAAGTAATACTGTTTGTAAGGGAAATAATATTGTAGGCGGTGTTGTTCCTGTAACTCTAAATGCCAATAACATTGTGTTTGATGGTAACAGTATTTCTTCTGGAACAAGCACAGCTATTGACGTTGATGGCCCAGAGAATGTGGTGGTTAGTAATAATATTGTTTTTAACAATGACAGTGCTTCATCAGCTACAGCAACTATTGATTTTGCCAATGTAACAAACGGTTCTGCTACAGGTAACATGATCTATGATACAAGATCATCGGGCCAAACAGAGCTTGGCAAGATTGTTGCTGCGGCTACTTGTGATTTCATTTTGTTTGCAAACAATACAATCTCAAACACTGTAACATCACCCGGGCAAGTTACTATTAATGGCGCAGTATCTAATAGCAGCAACACAGATAACTTAGTTTAATGCGCCTAGTGCGTGGACAGTCCAGCCAAGGAGGTAAATATGGCCCTGACTAAATCAACAGTAAACGACAAGATCGAAGTCATCAATCACGGTGACTGGTCATCAGTGCAAGTACGCACTGCGACTATCATTGCAGAGGATGGCACAGAAATCAGCCGTACATTCCACCGTCATGTGGTAATGCCTGATGCTGATCTCTCAGCAGAGGATGCTGATGTTGCTGCTATCTGTACTCCAGTATTCAGTGATGCGGTTAAGGCTGCTTATGCTGCACACTTGGCAGAGGGAGAGTAATGGAACCTATTCAGCCTTTTAGCACTGTCTTTGGCACAGTCTTCACCTCAGTCTTTCAACCAGTAACTAAGAAATAGGAGGGCATTATGCCTAGAACTTCAGTCTCCGCAGGCGCACAAAACACTTGGTCAGATGCAATCCAAGTTGTGGGTAGCTTTAACCTTTCGATCAGCGGCACATTTTCTGGAACTGTCACGGTTCAACGTGCCGAGGACGGTTCTACATGGCGCGATGTTGACACATTCACCACACCATCTGAAGAGGTGGGGTTTGATCCTATTTTAAATTATTATCGAGTTGGCATAGCAACCGGGGATTATACTTCTGGCACAGCAGTTGCGTCGATCAATGGTTATGACATTTGGCCAAACAGAATGTAGTTATGGAAATTAGTGGTTTTATAAATGTTGGATTAGGTGCCGCGATTGGTGGTTTAGGTTGGTTGTTAAAAACACAGCATAGTGAGCTTGGCCGTATTCAAATTCTTGTGAACAAAACACGCGAAGAAATGGCCAAGGAATATGTAACTAAGTTAGATGGTGCCGCAACGATGAACCAGATTGTTGCTCGGTTTGATCGATTGGAAGAAAAAATAGATCGTTTGTTTTTGGAGCGATAAAGGTGGTTTGTGCGCTTACCAGCATAGCGGTGGGCGTGATGACTTATGGTCATCTTTACACAGCCTGCATTTATCGCTGCCCTTCTGGGATTTATAAGTATTACCCATATACAATTCGGGTGCCTTACAAGGCGCCGTGCTTTTCTTACATTAAGTTGGGTAAGAATACATGATAGATCCATTTATAGCGCTTGCAGCAGTTAAGTCTGCTGTTTCTGCGGGCAAAGAACTTGTTAATGTAACCAAGCAGATTGGTGAGTTTTTTGACGGGGTGGATGATTTACGCGCCGCTCATGAAAAAAAGAAGAACAGCGTTTTTTCATCATCAGACGAAAATTCTATGGAAACTTTCGTCAATCTTCAGCGAGCTAAGGACGCTGAAGAGGAACTTCGTCAGATTGTAATAGCCACTAGGGGGTTTTCTGCTTGGCAAGAACTGCAAGCAATCCGTGTGCAAGCTAGAAAAGATCGAAAGGCCAAGATTGCAGCGGAGAAGAAGCGCAAGCAAAAGATGATGGAGGGGTTTATTATTTACGGCGGTTCAATAGCGATTGTCGCTATAATGATTGGAATGACCGTTGTAATAATTTTAGCAAAGCAGGGGCGCATCTGATGTCAGACGGGGTTTCTGGGGTTGGCAGCATGCCGTTTAGTGTAAGCTCGGACATACATACCCAAACGAAGACCCGTGAGCGCATAGAAAACCACTTGGTGGAGCAGAGGGTAGCTAAAGAACACAGAGCCAATCACACGCACTTAGAAGAGCTTAGAAAGCAAAGTTTGGAATTATCTCAAGGTTATGATAGATTTGGTTCTAAGACCACAGCCTCTAAGCCAATAGGGGCTAATGTGAACATAGAGGTTTGACATGGAAAAGATACTTGCTTGGAAGATCATGCCGCGTCTTATGATGCTGGTAATGACGGTGATGTATATACGCTGTATCGAATGGGCGTTAAGCCAGCCAGATTTATCAACGCAACAAGCTGGCCTAATATCAGTTGTCACCGGGGCCATGAGCGGAGCTTTTGCCATATGGCTGGGGTCTGAGAAATGATGCAGTTCATAGCGCCAGTGGCAAATCTGGCTGGATCATGGTTGCAAGGCAAGGCTGATAAGAATGCAGCAGAGGCCAAGCTAAAGCTAACTGAGGCAGAGGCCAAAGCTAAAATCATGCTGTCTGAAAAGACCAGCGTTGCCGACTGGGAGCGCATCATGGCTGAAGGCTCGCAGAACAGTTTTAAAGATGAATGGCTTGTGGGTTTGTTTTCTGTGCCATTGGTGCTTTCATTTTGTGGCGAATGGGGTCGCACAACCGTTGCAGAGGGGTTTACAGCGCTGGAAGCCATGCCTGACTGGTATCAGTATACTTTGGGCGTTATTGTTGCTGCCAGCTTTGGTGTGCGTTCTGCCACTAAATTCTTTGGGAAAAACAAATGAAACAGAACTTTGATAAGTGTTTGGAGATGTTGCTGCACCACGAAGGTGGTTTTGTAAATCATCCTAAAGATCCCGGCGGCATGACAAACCTTGGCGTTACCAAGGCTGTCTATGACGCATGGACAGGCAAAGAAAGCAGCGAGGCAGAGATGCGTGCTTTGACGCCTGCTGATGTTGCGCCGATCTATCGCAAGAACTACTGGGATAAGGTGCGCGGTGATGACTTGCCAAGCGGCGTTGACTGGTGCGCGTTTGACTGGGCTGTAAACTCTGGAAGTAAACGGCCAGCCAAGGCAATACAGAAAGCTGTCGGCGCAAAGCAAGACGGTGCGATTGGCCCCATGACATTGCAGGCTGTGGCAAATGAAGAGCCAGACAAAATCATTGAGGCTGTTTATCATACGCGTCAGAGGTTTTACGAACGTCTTAGCACCTTTGAAACATTCGGTCGGGGCTGGACGCGCAGGAATAAAGAAACTTTGGAAGCAGCATTGGAGATGATGAATGGGTAAAGCAACGCCAACAGATGCAGCACTGTGGTCTAGGGCTAAATCTGCGGCCAAGAAAAAATTTAAAGTTTATCCTTCAGCATATGCTAATGCTTGGGCAGCTAAGTGGTATAAAGAAAAAGGCGGCGGTTGGCGCGGCGGGAATAACAAGGTGGCTAAAAGTGGCAAAAGCAAAAAAGCCTAGTGCCAAAGGTGGGCTGGGTAAGTGGTTTAGAGAAGAGTGGGTTGACGTTAAAACAGGTGAAGCCTGTGGACGCACATCTTCCAAAGGTAAATCAAAGAGGCCATATCCCGCCTGTCGCCCTAAAAAGGTTGCGTCGAAGATTTCTAAATCAGAGGCAGCAAAGAAGACCGGCTCAAAACGAGTGAATTGGTCAACAACAGCTAGTGGAAAGAAGAGGAAAGCATAATGTATGGTATGAAAAAAGGCACTAAAAAAGGCACCAAAAAAGGTGGCAAGAAAAAGTAATGGCTAAGACCAAAGCAGAAAAGATTGCTGCGGCTAAGAAACGTCACGGTTTTACGGCTGTAAACAAGCCTCGCCGTGGCGGGCCAAAGAAGTTCGAGGTTCTCGCTGTCGAAGGTGATACCGTAAAGAAGATCAACTTTGGCGATCCCGCTATGTCCATCAAGAAGGATCAGCCTAAGCGCAAGGCATCTTATTGTGCGAGGTCTGGTGGCATAAAAGGTAAGAATAGCAAGCTGTCAGCTAATTACTGGTCGCGTCGAGCTTGGAATTGTTAAAATTGGGGCGAAGACGGGAGGAGAATATCCTCGCCCCAGTGAGCGCTCTTTTATAACTTAGCACGCTTTTGCTTATATTGCATAACAGAAAGCATCAAAGAATGCTTTTGATTTTGTGACGCGCTTTTAGAGATGCGTTTTGAGAAACATTCTCGCGTCATGCCGAGCGCTTTTGCTGCCTCTGTTCTTGATGCAAAGGTTTCTCCCCACAGCGTGATTTCTTTCGCTGCGTTTGTTTTTCCAATAGGCCCGTTTTTACCAAGCCCAACTGTTTCCAGCGTTCCCTTGCGATTAAGCATTCTGGTGATTGCAGTTGGTGATATGCCCAACGCTTCTGCGGCTGCTTTAAACGATGGATAGACCTCACCTCTAATTTCACATGGAATGGCTGTCGTTTTCTTCAAGCCATGTTTTAACGGTTTCGAGATAGGCGTGATCTGGGCCATTTCGCTCGATCCATGCACGTTTGTTTTCGTGTATAGAACTTGGCCCAACTTGGTGGCAGTTTTTGCAAAGTGGGATGACATCGAAATCGCTCGCTTTGTTTGTTCCGTATCTATCGCAGATGATGTGATGTGCGTCTGATGGGCCAGATCGTCGGCAGATAACGCAGGGAAGTTCCTTAACGCGTTGCAAATGTTTCTTTGCAGCTTTCGTGCCGCGCTCTGGTTTTGGCTGCTTTAACCCCATTGGAGGCTTGCCAGTTAAGTTCATTTGAAATACTTTTCCCAGCGATGCGCCTCCAAGGTTAATTTCTGGGCATATGAATACAAGTCAGTCACCCGCTTCTTGTTTCGTCTGGCGCGCTTGATGGCTTCCTCCACTCTTGCGCGCTCTTCGTTTATTCTTGCCAATTCCTTACGCGCCTTGGGGCGCATCACGAACTTCCACATTGCTTTTCTCCTTTTCAGACCACTCGACACCATGCCGAGATCCATATTCGTAAATTACTTCAATTAAGTCAGACATCTGTTGCTTGTTTAGTTTTGATGTTTTGAACCCTAAAGGGAATGGGCCAGATCCATCCAGCCCATCAGCAAACTGCACCTGATGACCTAGAGAGTGCATGAAAGCACACTTCCAAGTCTCTGGTGGCCATTTTCGTTGGTCTGGCCGAGCCATAGCTATATCACTTAACATTGCCCACATCTTAGCATTTTGATCCAGACTTCTGTCGCCTCCAACAATGGTGACAACAGAATAATCTGGTGCAGCATCAATAAGCTGATGTGCATACATGCGCTGGCGTGGGCCTGTTAATCGAACCTTATATGGCATTAGCTTTGACCAAACTTTTCACGAAGCTGATCGAGCTTCATGTTGGTTTCTTCTAAGAACGCAATAACTTCGGTTTCAATGTCTTTGCACAGATCCGCATCACGATGCACGCGCTCCATCCAAAAGTTCATATCTCCCGGCAGCCGAGGGTCAAAGCTTACAAAATCACACCATTGCCGATCTGTACAAATCATCTGAACATGCATTTGCTTGATGTATTTGCTTGGCACCTTGTCAGACAGCAGCGTGTCAATGTGCGTGGCGGTGTTTGGGCATTTGATCTCGATCAGGCCATCAGACCCCACTAGGCCATCAGGTGATGCTCCAAAGAACTTAATAGTTGGATGTGGTACAAAACCAGTTTCCTCAACCGTTTCGCCTGTCATAAGCTCATAGGCCATGCGGGCTTGTGGCTCTGTATCAGTACCCCATTGCATAGCGGAACTGCTAAACCCCTCTGTAGGGCGCTCTGTGAGCCTCTCAGTGATAATCTGAGCCATATAATTGCCACGGCTTGCGCTATATCCAGCTTTGGTCTTTGCCATAACATCGGCAGCACGGGATGCAGTGACGCATCCCAGCCGAGCGGTGTACCATTCTTCACTCCTCTGTTCCATTATCAGCCTCCTGCATTTTAGCCAGCTTCTTGTTGAGCATAGAGATTGCATCAACAGCCTGCTTGTCGTTGAGGTCGTGCAGGGCTTCGACTTTCCAATAGGCGCAAAGCTTGTTTTCATCAGCCTGTGTGCCATCGATTAGAGATTGGATTTCTTGGAATTGCTCAGCTGTTATGCGCTTTGGAGCTTCCTGCTTTGGTGCAGCTTTGGCCGCAGCGTTGCCATCGTCATCTTCTGGGGCAATGCCGGCCATTGCCATGAGGCCATAACGGCGAGCGTAGGTTACAGCAGAGCCATAGCCTTGCATGTCGTTCTTGCCTACGATTAACGGCACGCGACAAGAAAGCTGTTCGCCGCTTTCGCCGTGGATCATCACGGTTTCGACAAAGCGCCCCTGTTCGTCTTCGCCAGTGGGCTGAATGACTGCAATGCCTTGCTCATTAAGCGCAGGCAGGCAGGCGTCCATTACGCTGCCAAGATCCGCATATTTGCTGCGGAAGTGCGGGTTGCTGGATTGCTTTAGGGCTTTGCCCATGTTGGCCTGTGCAGCGGCCAGTGCTGTTGCGATTGTTTTGGTCATATCAATACCCCAGTGCATAGCCAATAATTAAGAAGGCATAGCCTCCACCAAAGATTGCGATGGCCCCGATCAGGTCACAAAGTAAATCACGAATACGCATGTTTTTTCCTCCTTACGCGTAGAACATAGCTGATTGAATATCAGCCAATGCTTTTCGATCAGCAGCGTTTTGCCGATCAATATTATTGATGTTGCTTGCCATTTCTTGCAGACGATTGCGGCCAAGCTTAGCAAGCTCGGTAATGTCAGATTGCTGTACAGAAACGCTCTGCTGCACGCTAATTTCCATTTTAGCTTGATACCAAGCCAGTTTCATTGCTTCGCCAATTGGCTTTTTAACACCCATCTTTTTAAAGCGATTAACGACAGCCCAAGCCTCAGTCATGATCCAAGTGCGGTTGGCGACTACTTTACCGTTTTGTCTTTTCCACTTAAACATATTGTCCTCCGTTGATGAATTGACACTTAAATGGTATTAGCGGCAAACGCAATAAATAATTTGCATTGTGCTAATTTTTTTTTAAAGTATGATGTAATCACAAATGGAGGGTACTATGGAAAAAACACAAGCAGTTATTCTTTTTAATGAATGGTTCAAGACCAATGGCGTGCGCAAGAACTGGTTCGCTGAGCAGATTGGTGTAAACGGCCCAGACATCTCTCGGTGGTTGTCTGGAAAGGTCAGGCCGCACAAAGCAGTTCGCAAGCGCATCGAGGAACTGACAAATGGCGCCGTGCCAATGGAGGCATGGAAGTGAAGATCCCGGCTAAACAGTTTCGCAACAAGTATGGCGCAAAGAAAACGGTTGTGGGCGGCATCAAGTTCGACAGCAAGAAAGAAGCGGCGCGCTGGGGATACTTGCAGCTTTTGCTTCGCGCCGGCGAAATCACTGATCTGGAGCGCCAAGTTAAGGTTGAACTGATCGGGCAGCAGGGGCCATTATTAACTAGAACAGGTCGCAAGATGAAGCTGACGTTTGACTTCAGCTATATGGAGGATGGCGTCAGGATCTATGAGGATGCGAAGGGCTTTCCTACGCGAGATTATGAAGTGCGGGTTGCAGTAGCCCGTGCAATGGGACTTGAGGTCAGGGAAACATGAGTTTTGTTCTTCCAGATGGAAATGTCTTAATTTCGTTTAGCGGTGGCCGCACCAGCGGTTATATGCTGCATCAGATACTCGAAGCCAACGGCGATCTTCCTGATCGAGTGAAGGTTGTTTTTGCGAACACTGGCCGCGAAATGCCAGAGACATTGGATTTCGTGCAGGAGTGCAGTGATCGATGGTCAGTGCCAATCACTTGGCTGGAATACACGCGCAAAAATGGAAAGGTTGGTTATGAGGTTGTCAGCCACAACAGCGCCAGCCGAAACGGTGAGCCTTTGGAGGCGATGATCCGCGCCGCAAAATACATTCCCAACACTATGCGCAGAAAATGCACGCAAGAGACAAAGCTGCTGACAATAAAAAGATATTGCAGATCACTTGGCTGGAAGAAATGGATCAACACTGTTGGGCTTCGCGCTGATGAAGCATACAGAATAAAGCCAAGCAGAGATAAAATGTGGGATAACTGGTTTCCTCTTTTTGATGCTGAAATGTCAAAGCGTGATGTTGAGAATTTTTGGAAGCATCAGCCTTTTGATCTTCAGCTTCCCATATTCAATGGCATCACTCCACATTCAAACTGCGATGGATGCTTTCTTAAAAGCGAACATAAGCTGGCCGAAATGTGGCGAGATCATCCAGACAGAATGGAATGGTGGGCGTCATTGGAGGATGAATTTGGACACACGTTTCGCTATGATGGAACAACATATCGAAGCATAAAAGAAACAATGGAGCGTCAGGGCGACTGGATTTTCGATAGCGAAGATTTTTTCTGCCAAAAAGATGGAGGCGAATGCACAGGATGAAGCAGGATATTTTGATTTATTTGTTTAGCAACAACGGCGCATCAGCAGGCGATATTGCTATGAATACAGGCCATCACCCGCGAGAGGTGCAGGATCTGCTGATCGAGATGGATGATGCAGGAGAGGTTATTATGCGCTCAGGTTTTTACCGGCTTAGTGAAGTCTCGCGGCTTAGAGCTTTAAAAGGATTGGACGATCAGACAATCTAATGTAAAATAAATGGACGGGGAGCATGTCAAAGCTCAACCCGTCCTAGTAAGGCCAAGCTGTTCAAGCGGAGAAACAGCGAAGGCAGAACGCATGAGAGAGATGCGTTGACCTGAATATAGTTCGGGATCGACGTCTCCACAACAGAAAAGGAAATGTCGATGCACAGCTTCGATCCAGAAATTGCAAAGAAGGTTGGCGTTAATGCTGCTGTCATTTACCAGAATATTGTCTGGTGGACGCAGAAGAACATTGCCAACAACAAACATTATCACGATGGTCGCCATTGGACGTATAACAGCATCAAGGCTTTCGATGCTCTGTTTCCATATCTTAGTTCAAAGCAAATCAGGACTGCGCTTGATAAGCTTGAAGATGCCGAGTTGATTTTGTCTGGAGTATTCAACCGTGCTGGTTACGATAGAACCAAATGGTATTGCCCAAACTGTCAAATCGATTTGCCCAAAAAGGCAAATGGAATTGCCCAAGAGGGCGAACCTATACCAGTTAGTAAACCAGTTATTAAACCAGATATTAAACTTGGGGAAAAATCCCCCAAAAAACAAAAGCGTGCTATTTCTTTGCCTGATGGATGGGTGCCATCAGATCGAAACATAGAAGATGCAACAAAGCGTGGCTTTTCACAGGAGGAAACAAACAATGAAGCAGAGCAATTCAGAAATTACCATCAGTCAAAAGGATCAACATTCAAAGATTGGGATGCTGCTTGGAGGACATGGCTTGGAAACGCTAAGAAGTTTGCCAGATCACGTTCCACCAGAAACAGCGGAGGACATAACGCGCTCATGGCCGGATTTGCTGCATACGCCGCTGAACTCGAAGACTGACCGGGATCTGTTAGAATTAGCAATTTCTAAGCTTTCTACGCCTGCACCGCGCAAATGGATCACTGGCAGAATTGCTTCGTTGTTAGCTCAATATTTTCAAGGCGACATTTCTGAGCAGATGATGAAAGCCATTGCTGATGATTGGGTCTATGAGATGCAAGAGTTCCCAGCATGGTCAATCGCAAAGGCAGTTCGATGGTGGACAGGCAAAGACAATCCTGATCGGCGCAAGAAGCCATTGCCGGGAGACATTGCCGAGCGAGCGCAGAGGGAGCTTGGAGCATTAGCCGTAGCTAGATTGGCAGTCAGGCGCTTTGATGATGGCATTACTCCAATGATTGAACAGCAACCAGAAGAGCGCATAAGCAAAGAACGCGCAGATGAAATTATGGCTGAAGCTGGGTTTTCTGTGAGGAAGTTTGGCGTAAATGATAAATAAAATGTGCAAAGTGCAAATTATATCTTGCAATGTGACAGCATCTGTCATAAGTAATAATTGAAAGCAACGGAGGAAAAAATGAACAACTATTATGAAGAAGCTTTAGCAGATTTTTGGAGCGAAGCTAAAGGCGAAGGTATTATATATTCATCTTACGAAGAAGCGGCTAAAGCTTTTGATGATATTATGTCACCTCGCGTTGTAGCTGATGATACCAATCCAGAAGATATGTTTTAATGGCAAACGGCGGGGGCTACGGCCCCTACACCAACAGGAGAAAAGCTATGAGCAATCTTGATAAACTGTGCGCTCTGATGCGCGACATGGAAAATTAAAAAGTATGAAGTGCAAAGCGCTCAATGATAAAGTTGCTCGAAATGTTATACGAGATTTAAACAAGGGCTTTGGCATTCAAGATATTGCTGTAAGAAACACAGCAACTGAAGAGCAGGCAAGGTTCATAGTAGACTTCCTGCGCGAGCATAAACTGCTCGGTAAATTTTACACCAATTCAAGGAGGAAATGGGGAAATGCAAATACTAATGATAGCAGGCAACGTGGGTAAAGACGCAGTTCTTCGCCGCACGCAATCAGGGGATGCCGTCCTTGGTTTTTCTTTAGCTGTGGATAACGGTAAAGATAAAGATGGATATAAGCGCGACAGCACTTGGATAAGCTGCTCGGTCTGGGGAAAACGCGGAGAAAGCCTCCAGCGAATGATAACCAAAGGCACGCGCCTTGCGCTTACTGGTCGCCCATCTGTTGATGTATATGAGGGTAAAGGCTCGCTTAAACTCAGCGTCAATGAGCTAACCTTTATGGGTGGTGGATCTTCTGAGCCTGTTCAGTATCAAGAGCATGATGCACCTGCTCCCAATCAAAACGATGAAATCCCATTCTAATGCGTGTTGAGGAAATGGAAAAGAACTGGGCAGAGCTTGCGAAAAAAGAACGCAAGGCTGTCAGTCAGCGAGATAAAACAAGCCATCGCCTAAAGCCAAACGTTGATTATGAACAGGGCACGGGAGATATGAAATCAACAACGCGTGAGATTATTAATCTGGCAAAAAAAGGAACTCATGTTGATAAGATTGTAAAGCGCATGAGCTTCAAGGGTTTGAACCGGGATTATGTTCTACAAGCTTTATGGCGGCATGAGGATAAATGGAAAAAATGAAAAATCTTGAAAAGCTGCGCGAGCTTATGCGCGATTTGGAACTAAACTTAGAACTGTTTGTTTATTTTTTCATTACAATGGCAGTTCTTATTTGGATGTATGTAATGCTATCAGAGGTGATGATATGACCTTGGCTGAACCTGCATTCATGGCTTTCGTTGTGTTCTCTTCAATAGATGAGTGCAAAGAGTTTTCTAAGTATTACGATTTGCAGCGCATCTTTGAACCTCAGTGCATACAGATGGGTGGAGGTGTTGAGTATCAGCGCCCTATCCCAAATATCAGGCCAAAGCCACGTCCACAAATCAATGGCTGATCTGCAAAAAATACGCGGCCATCTCAAGGCTCTTAGAAATGATCTGTATAAAAACAATTTAGAACTTTATGCAGATCATATCGATTATATGATCGATGAAATGTTCTCCAAAGAAGACATGATTGAAAATGAACTGTTTTTGAATTATGTTTCCAATATGCGTCCACCCCGCTTGGGTGAGATAAAAGGTGTAGAACATGGCAGCAAAGAGAAAAGTTGGGCGTCCGACGAAATACGATCCTAAGATGTGCAAGACCCTAATCGAACTGGGCAAGCAAGGAATGAGCAAGTGCGAAATGGCTCTTGAACTAGATATTGCTTACGACACGTTCGATAGATGGCAGAATGAAAATGCAGAATTTTCGGAGGCCGTAAAGCGAGCAACGCGTTATTCGCAAGCTTGGTGGGAGCGTCAGGGGCGCATTGCAACGTTCGGAGCGATTGATGGTTTCAACGCAACAAGCTATGTCTTCAACATGAAAAATAGGTTCCGCGCCGATTGGAATGACACGGTTAAAAACGAACACATGGGTCCAGACGGTGGCCCAATCGTGCAGAAGATCGAGCGGGTGATTGTAGACCCAAAGGATGATGCGAATGGAACGACTGGCTGAACTAGCTCAATACGATCAAGCAATAGCAGGCTTAGTCGATGAAGACTTTCTAGCTGCTGGATTTACGCCAGAAGAAATATCCGCATATAGATCGCAAACAACCCCACAACTAACGCCTTTTGTTTCGAGGCCAGAAGATACACTTACCCAAGGTCCAACATCATACAGAACTACGGCGCCGCAAGGTGGTTACGCTGACATCTATGGAAGCAGTTTCTTAGCCAGACAAAAAGAAGAGCCAGCCAGTGTTGGCTTTGCGCGTGACTATATGGATTTCTTGCCCGTCATAGGCGATGTGCTAGGCGCTGGTGAGGTTGCCCAAGAACTGACTAGCGAAGATCCCAATTATCCTTTGGCTGCTGCTCTGGGCGCTGCAACGGTTGTGGGCGCTGTTCCTGTTATTGGTGATCCTGTTGCGCGTGCCGTCGCTAACACAGCACAGAAAGTATTTGATAGCCCGTTTGCTGGTGAGATAATCGGCGGCGTTCGCGGTGTTCTTGATCGAGACATTGAGTTTTTGCGAGGCCGTGGCGATCCAGCACTGGCTCAAGGTGTTGGCGCTGATGTGCCGGGTCGCGCTCCTGTGACGTTTGATGATGTTGAGGCCGCTATGGAGGCAGAGGCAACTGTTCCTGCACAGGCTGTAGCTCCAGAGGTCTCTCAGGCACCTATAGATCAACAAGTAGTAGCTGCGCCGCGCATTACACCGCAGGATCTTCTAGACGCTCGTATCATCCCGACAGTGGCTGATCTGACCCGTGCTGGTGGATTTTATAAAGGCATTGATAGCTCATTGATTGATGTGCCAGAGGTAATGATGGGTGGCCCCGGCTTCCCATTGCTGCCATCAAGCCAAGAGAACGGTTTGATCTGGGCAGTTCAAGGCAAAGGCATCGGAACAAAGAAGGCTGGCAAAGGCGCTGACTTGATTGCTGTCACAGCGATGAACCCGACAAGCCACAAGTCGAACATCAGCTTTATTAACTCTCTAATCAAAACAACTGACGCATATGTTAGAGATGGGCGGATTGGTGATAACGTCATCAGCGCCTTGGATGATGCAATTCGTCAGGCTGGTTCTGGTGGAGATCAGGCTTTGGTTGGGTTGGCTAAGTTTCCCGGTTTTAAAAGCCCTAATGCGCAAGAGTTTATCAACAATGCAAGCTTTCAAGAGCGTAGTCGCATCGCTGCTGTTATTGGCACAAAGGAAATGCAAGCTGCTGGCGCGCCAAATGTAAATCGCGTATTAGAGGCGACTGTTGATCCTAGATACGCTGGCGCAAATCCGCGTGACACTCTGTTGTTTATTGAGCCTGATTTTAGCTTGCCTCCCGTGGATCTAGCGGCAGAAGGTTTACCGATACATCCAAGCTATAGATACGGCATCCGTGGCCGCGTGTTTGGTTCGCTCGATCAGAACATATCAACATTTGAGATGTTCCCTGACTTCTGGGGCGAAAAGAACATCAATGCATTTGGTGAGGGCTTTAACAAAGGTGGTCGCAGAGCATTCGATATGTCTTTGCCAATCCAAGAAGTTACGGGTGATCAGGTGAAAAACCTTGAGCGCATCATGACGATGCAGGCTGCTCAGAATACAAATTTATCTGCCATAGATACGCGTTTGTTAGTCAATTCTTTAACTGACAATTGGAAGCCAACAACTACATCTGTTAAGGCTGGCGGCGCATCGCCACAAGCGTTTGTAGATGCAATCAATAATAATAAATACAAGCCAGCCCTAACAAATTATTCTCCGCAAGAAGTTAAGGCAGGCGCTCGATCAGGTGATCTGGTGGCTTATCAGCTTGGTGATGATGATGTATTCTTTGCTCTCGATAGCAAGCCAGATTACTCATGGGCTGGCGTTGATATGCAAGAAGGCGACAAGGCTTTGGTTGGGGTTGTTAGCAACGCGCCGGGATCAAAAGGCACTGCTGCTCCGAGCGTAATAGCAAAAGCTCTTGACGAAGGTGCAAATATTCTTGACGCTTTCGCTGTGCCGTCTAAGAAGTTTCCAGATGGTTTCTTGCCTCAATACTACGGTGAGTTTGGATTTGAAGAAGTTGGGCGGGTTCCGTTCGACAAAGATATGTATGTGGCCGATCATGGCGAAACTGCTTATGAGGATCTCCTTGAAGCATGGCGTTCTGATGGCTGGGATGAAAGTCAGGGCATGCCGCCCGTAATTGTAATGAGATGGAGTGGATCAGATGCAGACAGAGCAGCAACCTCGGCAGGCATTCGTGGCGCAGGTGCGCCAAGCCATAGGGCCGAAACTGGGGGATTTGTCGCCGAGGCAGAAGGATCTGCTGGACGCGTCATTGACGAAACTGTTCAACCTCAACCGGCCAGTATCGAACGAGGAGATACAGGGGAGGCTGGAACTGGTGACGGATTTCGTCTCTCCGGCAGGGCAAGAAGAGGTGCAGAAGGCATATTGGGACTTACGCCTGAACAACTCCGAAACCAAGGCATCCCAGCCGAGCAAATAGAACAGATAATGGCATTGCGTAATATCGGTCAATGAACCTTCAGATAAAAACTCCACGTTGGTCTTTGCCTGTTATTGATGGCAGGGATGCGCGCTATTTAGGCGCTCATGGTGGCAGGGGTTCTGGCAAGTCTCACTTGTTTGCAGAGATGCTGATCGAGCGCAGTATCATGGGTCGTGTGGACGCTGTGTGCGTTCGTGAGGTGCAGAAGTCTCTGGCACAGTCAGTTAAGAAGCTGCTCGAGAATAAGATCCAAGAGCTTAATGTTTCGCACATGTTCACGATTAAAGAGTTTGAGATCCGTTCTGTTCACGGCGGCATCATCATCTTTCAGGGCTTGCAAAACCACACAGCCGACAGCATCAAATCGCTTGAAGGTTATGATATTGCTTGGGTCGAGGAAGCGCAGAGCCTAAGTCAGTTTTCGCTTGATATTCTGCGCCCTACAATTCGTAAGCCCGGATCTCAGCTTTGGTTCACTTGGAACCCTAGATATGAGCATGATCCGATTGAGAACCTTCTGCGCGGCCATTACCCGCCTGCAAAAAGTGTTGTTGTTGAGGTCAACTTTGAAGACAATCCTTGGTTCCCTGCCGAGCTAAAGGATGAAATGGAATATGACCAGCGGCGAGATCCAGACAAATATCTGCATGTTTGGAAGGGCGAATATGTACGCAACAGCGAAACACGAGTGTTTAAGAACTGGACAATAGAAGACTTTGAAGCTCCACCAGATGCAATTCATCGCCTCGGAGCCGACTGGGGATTTGCTACAGATCCTACGGTTGCCGTGCGCAGTCATATTGTTGGTCGCAAACTTTATATTGACTATGAGGCTTATCAGGTGGGCTGTGAGATTGTGGACACGCCTTCGCTGGTCATGTCTATCCCAGAGGCTGAGAAATGGCCTATGGTGGCCGATAGTGCGCGCCCAGAGACCATCAGCCACATGCGCAAGAACGGCTTTCCTAAGATCCAACCAGCCGTTAAGGGCGCCAAGTCTGTTGAGGAAGGTGTTGAGTGGCTCAAGTCGTTTGACATAGTTGTGCATCCTAGATGCCAGCACACAATTGATGAGTTGACACTGTACAGCTATAAGACTGATCGAGATACGGGATCTGTTCTGCCGCTGCTAGAAGACAAGAACAACCATGTGATCGACGCCATCCGATATGCCTGCGAAGGATCGAGGCGCGCATCTGTTCAAAAGAAGGCAAAAGCCAAGCCCGTGGCAACGTTTATGCCCATTGCGCGATGATTGTTTTTTGTTCAGATATGTTCTATAATTCACTTAAATTTTATTGCGAGGCTTAACCGTGGCAAGAATGACCAAGCAAGAACGTCTAGCAAACGTGCATCAGGACGCGTTGCTTGAGTTTGATAATATCCAAGGTGCAATGCGCGAAGAACGTCTTCAATGTTTGGAAGACAGGCGCTTTTATTCTATTGCTGGCGCTCAGTGGGAAGGCAACTTAGCTGAGCAGTTTAATAACAAGCCACGCTTTGAGGTCAACAAGATCCATCTTAGCGTGATGCGTATCATCAATGAGTATCGCAATAATCGCATCACAGTTGATTTTGTGAGCAAAGATGGTGATGCAGATGATAGGTTAGCCGACACTTGTGACATGCTGTTTCGTGCGGATGAACAGGACAGTTGTGCAGATGAAGCTTATGACAACGCGTTTGAAGAAGCTGTTGGCGGCGGTTTTGGTGCTTTTCGTTTGCGCACAGCTTATGAAGACGAATATGACGAAAACAATGACCATCAGCGCATTCGTTTAGAGCCGATCTATGACGCTGACAGCACTGTGTTCTTTGATCTGGATGCCAAGCGCCAAGATAAGTCAGATGCGCGGATGTGCTTTGTTCTTACAGCCATGACGCGTGACGCCTACATTGCAGAATGGAATGATGATCCAAGCAGTTGGCCAAAAGAGATACATCAATACCAGTTTGATTGGTGTACTCCTGATATGGTTTATGTTGCAGAAGTATACCGGGTTGAAGAGGCGTCAGAGCTTATTCGCATCTATGAAACCATTGATGGGGAAGAAGAGCGTTATTCTGAAAGTGATTTCGATCAAGACGAAAGCCTTGAGGAAATGCTGGACGCCATAGGAACCATTGAGGTGCGTCAGAAGCGTGTAAAGCGCCGCAAGGTTCGCAAATACATTATGAGTGGTGCAAGCATTCTGGAAGATGCTGGATATATAGCCGGCACAGAAATCCCAATTGTTCCGGTTTATGGAAAGCGCTGGTTTATTGATAACATTGAGCGCTGCATGGGCCACGTTCGCATGGCCAAGGATGCTCAGCGTTTAAAGAATATGCAGCTATCTAAGCTCGGTGAAATCTCTGCGCTTTCTACGGTTGAAAAGCCATTGTTCTCACCGGAGCAGGTTGCAGGTTTCGAGGTTATGTGGGCAGAGGATAATCTTAAAAACTATCCATATCTGCTGCTCAACACTGTAACAGATGCTAATGGAAACGAAAGTTTGGCAGGGCCAATTGGCTACACCAAGCCACCACAGGTTCCCCCTGCATTGGCTGGCCTGTTGCAGATTACAGAGCAGGACATTGTGGATCTTCTTGGCAATCAGGAGGCGGGTGAAGAAATACAGTCAAACATCTCTGGCAAAGCAATTGAGCTAATTCAAAACCGTCTGGATATGCAGTCGTTTATCTATATGTCAAACATGGCCAAGGGCATTAAGCGCTGCGGTGAGATTTGGCTTTCTATGTCACGCGAAACAATGGTTGAAAGTGGCCGCAAGATGAAGGGGATTGGCACGCAGGGCGAGATGAGCAGCATTGAGCTTGGCAAGCCTATTATGAACCAAGAGACCGGCGAAGTTGAATATGAGAACGATCTAAGCAACGCCAAGTTTGATGTTAGTGTAGATGTTGGCCCGTCTTCATCTTCTAAGCGTTCTGCAACTGTTCGGTCTTTGATGGGCATGATGCAGATCACAGCAGACCCAGAAACGCAGCAAGTTCTAGGCGCAATGGCAATGATGAATATGGAAGGCGAAGGTCTTTCTGATGTCAAAGAGTTCTTCCGCAAGAAGCTAATTCGTATGGGTGCTGTTGATCCAACAGATGAAGAGCAGCAGGCTCTAGCGGCAGAGTTGCAACAACTTCAAGGTCAGCCAGATCCGCAGTCAATGTATCTTGAGGCAGAGGCAGCTAAGGCACAAGCGCAAGCTCAGAAAGCACTTGCAGATACAGAATACACAATGGCGCGCACAGAAGAGACCCGCGCTGACACAATCGAAACGCTCGCCGGTATTGAGCGCAAAGAGCGTGAGAATGTACTGAATACAGCCGAGCAACTACAAAAAGTTGTTCAAGGCTCAGAGATACGGCAACCGCCCAGCCGTGTATGATTAATGGGTGAGAATGAAACGGGAAACTTATGGAAATTGAAAAGGCAGAAATAGACGAAAACATTGAACTGGAAACTTCAGAAGTTGAGGAGCCAGAGGTTGATCTAGAAGACGATAGTGAGGTTGAAGAGCCAGAGGCTGAAGATACCACGCTTGAGGGTGAACCTACTGAGGCCGAGGCTGAAGAAGAGGAAGATGTTGTAGTCAGCATTGCTGGGGAAGCGCCTGACCCAGAAGACGAAGAAGAGGCTCGCGCTCCTGAATGGGTTCGTGACCTTCGCAAAGAGTATCGCAATGAAAAGCGTCGATCCAAAGAGCTTGAGCAGAAAATTGCGCAGTTGGAGCAGGGCAGTGCCCCAGTATCCCAGCCGCTCGGTGATAAGCCCACGCTTGAAGGTGTAGACTACGACACAGAGCGATATGAAAAGGAACTTGCATCGTGGTATGAAAAGAAGCGGTCGCATGACGAAAAACAGTCTGTCGCTCAGTCTCAGCAAAAAGCTGTGCAAAAAGAGTGGGAGACTAAATTAGAAAGTTATCACTCGTCCAAGGCAGAACTCAAAGTTAAAGACTATGATTTTGCTGAAGATGTAGTGCAGGACAGTCTAAGCGTTATGCAGCAAGGTATGATTGTTCAAGGTGCAGATAACCCTGCTCTTGTCGTTTATGCTCTTGGCAAGAACCCTAAAAAGGCGAAGGAACTCGCGTCGATCACAGATCCCGTTAAGTTCGCTTTCGCTGTAGCAAAATTGGAGACCAATTTGAAAGTTACAAAGCGCAAAGCGTCATCAAAACCAGAAAAGAAGATCAGCGGCACAGGCCGTCCTTCTGGATCGGTTGACAACACTCTCGAACGTCTGAGGGCTGAAGCAGAAAAATCTGGAGATTATTCTAAAGTTTTCCAGTATAAGAAGCAGAGGCAGTCAGCTTAACTTGTAAAGGAAGCCAAAATGGCTAATGCATTTTCAAAAGAAGAACGCGTTGCGTTTGAAAACATCTTAGAGGGCTTTAACGATGCTCTCGTGCTTTCGTCAATTGTGACAAAGTATAACACTAGCGGCGAAATGATGGAGCGTTCTAGCGACACCATCTCGCGTCCAATGCCTTACATCGCTCAGTCTTATGACGGCGCTGACGCAACAGGCAACTTTGGCGACAACACTCAGTTGTCTGTTCCAGCAACAATCGGTTATCAGAAGCATTCAACAGCATTGCTGACTGCTAAAGAACTGCGTGACCAGTTGCAGGAAAACCGTTTGGGCCAGTCTGCTGCACAAAAGTTGGCATCTGACATCAACGTGGCAGTTTTGGCTGTTGCATCTAACCAAGGTACAATCGTTTCTAAGCGCACAACTGCTGCGAGTGGATATAGCGATGTTGCCGAGGCTGATGCTTTGATGAACGAGCAAGGCGTAATGATGGACAACCGCAGTTTTGCACTGTCTAGCCGTGACTATAACGGTATGGCTGGTGATTTGGCTGCGCGTGAAACCATGAACAACATTCCGACTGAAGCATATCGTCGTTCGTATGTTGGTGAAGTTGCTGGTTTCCAGACCTTCAAAATGGATTACGCAAACCGTTTGGCTGCTGCTACTGCTACAACTGTCGTTGTAAACGGTGCAGGCCAGTATCACACTCCTGCCGCGACATCGACTGCTGCAACTGGTGAGACTTCCAACGTAGACAACCGCACGCAGAGCTTGGCAATCACCGTTGGTGGTAACACTGTTGCTGTTGGCGATTGCTTCACCATCGCTGGCGTAAATGCTATTCACCACATCACCAAGCAAGACACAGGTCAGTTGAAGACTTTCCGTGTAACTGGAATTGTTTCTGGTTCTGGTGGAACTGGTACAATCACAATCTCTCCTGCGATTGTTTCAAACGGTGGTGGCACTGATGCAGAAGCTCAATACAAGAACGTGACAGCAACGCCTGCAGACGGCGCGGCAATCACCTTCCTGAACACTGTTGAAGCTCCTGTGAACTGCTTCTGGCATCGTGACGCGCTTGAGTTGCTTCCTGCTTCTTTGGCCGTTCCATCAGATGCTGGTGCAGACATCATGCGCGCAACAACCGATCAGGGCGTTGAAATGGTTATGCAGAAACAGTTCGACATCAACACACAGAAAACAAAGTATCGCTGGGATACACTGTTTGGTGTGGCGATGCTTCAGCCTGAAATGGCTGGCATCATGCTGTTCTCACAAACCTAATGGCAACTTGGGTGGGGCTTAGGTGCCCCATCCATCCTTAAAGGGGAAGATAAATGAGTGTAATGCTATATAAACATCCCGGACCATATCAGATGCACGGCGATATGTTTGACTACATTATTGTTGGCGATGATGAAGTTGATGCTGCTGTTAAAGATGGCTGGATGAAGACAACGGATGAAGCTAAAAATGGCGCGGCGAAACCAAAACGTGGCCGTAAACCTAAAGCTAAAGAGGAATAAACATGGCATATACGAAGCGTGACATTGTAGATCAGGCATTCGAGGAAATCGGTCTCGCATCGTATGTGTTTGACCTTCAGCCACAGCAGCTTGAAAGTGCTTTGCGTAGGCTAGATATGATGATGGCAACATGGAACAGCAGAGGCATTCGTCTTAGCTATCCTTTGCCTTCATCACCTAATGACAGCGATTTAAACGAAGAAGTTGGCGTTCCTGACAGCGCATTTGAAGCCATGTATTTAAACTTGGCTATTCGTATTTCTGGAGGCTTTGGCAAGACAATCAGCCCAGACACAAGAGCCGCTGCGAAACTTGCATATAAAGAACTTATGGCCAACTCTGCGCTGCCGATTGAGATGCAGCTTGGCAACGATACTATCCCCGGTGGTGCTGGCAACAAAGGCTGGCGTTATTACAACAATCCTTTCCTGCGCGCGCCGCAAGATCCCCTCACTGTCGGTTCTGACGGTATTCTTGATCTGGAGTAAAACATGGCTAACATTAATCAGCTTTCAACTTTAAGCACTCTGCAAGGCGGCGATTTGCTGGCCGTGTGGTCAACCAATAACGGCGACAGTCGCAAGTCATCAATCACAACTTTGATGAACTATGTTAATGCGAACGTCACAACCGTCACGCAAAATACTCAGTATGCCTCTCCTGCTGCAACTGGGTTTTCCATCACGGTTAATACGGGCAACGTATGGTTGCTTATGACACCTGTCAGCACATACGCTGCTGGATCCGTTGTCCTGCCCGCTGGTGCTTCTG